TTCGAAGATATTCATCTGCCCCAACTATTTCTGTGTAGGATTTTGCTCCGAGTGGGGGGTAAACTTTATGGGTTCCCAAAATTACAGGGACTGTTCCCCACGGATTTTCTTGATTTGAGCTTGCGCCAATGGAATAGGTGTCAGAATCGGAATATGTTTGACCAGAGGAGAGAGAGCTTGCCAGTTTTACCGGGGCGATGGCATTGACGAGGAGCATTCCGGCGGTCGTAACAGCGGCCGCAGCCGTAGCGGAAGCTAAAGCTCCATATGTGGCATAGTATTGGCCAGTCGCTGTTGCCGCCACGATAACGGCTATCGTCAGTAAAGTCCTAAGCGGATTTTTCCCATCACCACCATGCAGCGGCACGCTTATCAGGACGTGGGAGTCTGTAGCAGGAACCCTCCACCACTCGTCACGCGGAATCGGGATACCATTAACCTCTACGATTACGGATAAGTCGGGATAGAGTGCCGTCACAATTTCGCGTATAGTCGAACCATGCGGAACCTGTGCTACTTGCGGCGCATTAAAGGACATCGGGCTTACTATTATTTCTCTGTTATCTGGCATAGCGGTAAAACCCCTCGATCTTGTCTTTCCATTGAATCCCGGTGAACTCCTCAATGGTGGAGTCGATGCCCTCTGTCACATGCAACATTGTTCTTTTACCAACCACCACCCCGACGTGATAAACCATGCTTCCGGTTCTGAGCAGGATCACATCAAAGGTTTTTGGCTTTGTGACCTTCTTCCATTGCTCTTTTGTCTCCCTGATATGTCGGGTGACTTTTTTAAGAGAGGCCAGAGTTTCATCGACATAGATTCCGTCAAAGCCGGGCAGGTCAATTCCGAGTTCATCCCGGTAAACCATGATAACAAGCCTCCAACAATCACAGCCGGAGCGGTCAAAACCGTTCTTTTTGAATGGAATCCCTATGTAGGTGTCTGTTTTCATAGTCTCAATCATTCCAATAACTTAACGACCGCCATAATTGCCCTACAATCCACTTTCGCCACCCTTCCTATAGTACGGTATGCCTAAAATAGTCCAGAAAAATAACTCGGTACAAAACTGCCCGCCGGATAGGGTTCTGACTCCATAGTTTCGAGTCTCAGCGTTCCGGTAATCGTCGTGGCGTTGTAAGATATATTTGTCAACTGAAATTCCGGCCAGCTTGCATCGATTGTGTCAAGGGCATTGTCCATCACGATATCGACTTTGCAAGTAACCGGTGTAAATATGCTTCTGATTGCTTCTGTGTATGCCCGGTGAACATTATCAAATTCAATTTGCATCTCTCCAGGGCCTTCATCTGTTTCGTCCGGAAGCTTGATACTCACGGGGAGAAAGATATAGTTGAGGCTGTCTGATACCGTGCCATAAACCTTTTCAAGGTCTGTAGTGAGTCCTGATAATTCCTGTGTTGGATCCGTGCTTATTCTGATATCGTCTGTAAGGTCATCATGGGAGAGCGTAATCAGGGCAATCGGACATCTGCCTGTTTCTTGTGCAAAGGCGGCTTCTCGGAAATTCAGTGAGGTGGTCGTCATGGTAAAATCTCCAGGTTTAAACTTACTTCATAAACATCTTCAACCTTTGTCCATGTCGGCACATCGGTAAATCTCATTTCGCAAGCCACGGTATGAGCCGGGGGCTTTGTCCAGGAGAACCGGAGAGCGCCGCCCAGAAGAGTTGTATTGAAAAAGGTCTGGAAGGTTGCTAGTTGTGCCGCCGTCATGATCATTGTGCCTGAAACCGGGGATACGCCAGCCGTAAATCTTCGCCGTACTTTAGCGGGCCCTGCATCCATGCTTGATTTGATAGTCACCGCCGGAGCCGATTGTCCATAACCTGCGACAAATAGCTCTTGCGGAAGAGTTGCGCTCCATGCCGGTACACTCATATTATCTCCCCGTTAATCTCTGAGATGCGCCAAAGTTCTGACGCAAGGATTTATTCGATTGACTGCCAAACCGCCCCAGCTTCTTCGCCACTGCCTGATCAATCATTACATCCAGTGTCGGGCTTCCATCTGCCGTCATACCCTCTTTTGTTTCTACGCTGTCACCTGTGGAATTGAAGATATTGACAACCATACCGCCGCCGCCTGTTGATTTGACTCCCAGCTCACCGCCGATACGAGTCAAGGGCATGATTGCCTCTGCTCCAGCCTCACCCATCAATCCGGCGCCTTGAGCCATGGGGAATACTGTTGGTCTGGTTACGATCCCACCCTTGGCAAAGGGCAGGAGGTTGCCGTTCTGGAATGCGTTGCCTTTGGCACTACCGAAGAGAGACCCGAAATCAAAGCCGCCTATCGAGCTAAACAACGGCCCCATGATTTGTTGCTGAATGAACATCCTCATCAGGTCATCAATCATTGAATCGACCATGTCGGAAAAGGACATCTCACCTGTGCGGGCGAACGCCACTATTGCATCGGTACTATCGCGGCCCCAACCCTCAATAGCGGTTTTCAGCACCTTTAGCATCCCGATTTCGTCATCTTTTTCCTTGTCAAGAATCTTCTTTTTGCTTGCAGCGTACCACTCATCAAGGGCTACCTTGTCGGTGATATAGACGGAATAGGCGTCATATTGTTCTTGGAGTTTAGACAACTCATATTCCGCATCTGAGAGAGTGGCTTTTTTGTACTCGTCTGAAAATTCTGCTCGCTTGTTTAATCTCTCTTCATTTGCCTTTTCTTCGGCTTCGAGTAGCAAGAGTTGGTTGTCTATCCCTTGACCTATTATTTCCTCTTCGCCCTTTTGTATGATGTCATTTTTCTTGAGTTGATACGCTTCGGTCAGGCTGGTTGTGTCCGCTCCTAGTTTTTGGGCTGCTTCAAGCTCTTTCTCATATCCCTGTTTCAGGACTTCTAGATCTCGATCAATCCCGTCTTTTTTTAGTTTTTCAAGCTCATCGCGAAATTTAGCCTCTGCTTCCAATCTTTTTTCTCTCAATGCTTTTTCTGCTTCTGTCTCTTCCCCAGCCCCGCCGCCTGTCGCAACCAGTACGTTTGGCGTTGTTACGGCAGGGGTTTTAGTCCCACTCTTTTTCGATTTTGCCTCCTCAGAGGCATAGTAGTCATCCACCTGCTTTTGTAATTTTGCGACCTCTTCCCGCGCACTTTTAATACCGCGAAGCTTTTCAAGTATTCCTTCCGATATGCCTATTTTCCCTAGTAGTTTGTCGGCAAACCCAACCGCCTTATAGCCATCCTCAAGCTCCTGTAACTTCTTCTTGGCCGTATCAAGGCTTCCCTCAAGCCGGTTGATATCATCCCCGGCAACCCCGTATATCTGAGCGGCCAATTCTTCACCTAGCCATTTTGTAAATTCAACGGTTGTGGATATCGCTTTTAAAACTTTCCCGAATCCGGTTATCATGGCATTAGTGAGGGTTTGAGCGTTTTTAACGGTTTCAGGATCAGCAAGCAAATCAGTAAGTTCGTTGATCGCAACAGTAGTGCCCTTGACTCCACCACCCTTTGCGTCGCCCTCAAGTAAATCTCCAAAAGCGTTTTTTAGAGATGCAAGAGCACCGCCTAGTGTGTTTCTTGCGGCCTCTGCGCTCCCCCCAAACTGTGTTTCGAGCTCTTTGAGAATGATCTTTTGTGCCCCTACAGTATCGCCGGTTTTAATCAGCTCTTTTACAACCTCTTTTTGGGCATCGGTGAACTGGATACCGGACCGGGAAAGTGCTGTCATGCCGAGAACGGGATCATTTAGGGCCTTCCCGACTTGCAATGCCGCTGATTTTAGGTCTGTTTTGAGGGCTGTAGCAACGTCAAGGGTCACTTTTTGAGCGCGATTAAATTCATCGCCGCCTATTTTTGTAAATGTAAGAAGGAGTGCCTGCATGGCGATAGTTGTTTCATCGCCATAGGTCGTTACTTTTTGCAGTTCCGCCGCATAGCCTTGTAATTTAGAAGACAATTCAGGGGTATAACGGCCTGTTGATTTAAGGGTCTGCTCAAGCTGAGCTATTGCCGCCTCCTGCTCTTTGGTCGCATTGGTAACAGCACGAAAAGCCGCACCTATGGCAAGGGCGGAAACTAGGGCTTTCAGATTCCCCGTGACGCCGGTAAAGCTCTTGCCGACCTTCGCCATGGCCCGTTGCATACCGGTTGCATTGGTCTGCACCGCGTCCTTGGCCTTCTTCATGTCAGACTGGAATTTAGCGGAGCTTGCGCTTAGATCAACGCGAAGCGCCCCCACGGGTTCAGCCATAATTTCCCCCTTTTGTGATCGGTGCTGCCATTATCTCTTTTCCCTTACCGCGGTTGCCATCATCGCCCTCTTCAAATCCAGGCTACTCTTGCCCGGCTTCTTGCCCCGGTTCAATTTCTCGTATTTCGGCAACTTCTTTGTCCGTGTGAATGCCGCTA